CCTTGCATTGATTCGCCGCCTTTATTTCCACCAAATAAATCAGTACCTGCTACTATTGAATCCTCTTTATTTAATTGAATAGAACCTTTTGGACCAGATACTATTGTTTCTCCACCTGGACCTATCATACCATCATCCATTTGGCTATATATTAATGCTCCTACTCCAGCGGCTAAAGCTAATCCTAATATTGCTTTAAAAGGATTAGCAACTACCCATGCGGCTGCTATACCTATTGATGTTGCTAAATCTTTTCCTTTTGCTATGTTAAGAGCTCCTTGTGTTGTTAATTGTCCAGCAAGTGCTGCTTCTCCCGCTACTAAAAATCCTAATTTAAGAGATTCATACATTGCTCCTAACTTTTGAGCCGCTGTAATTGCTAAGAATACTGCTCCTATACTTGTTACAAGAGGTAATATATTACTTATTATTTCTAACATTTTTCCAAGAGGACCTGCTACTAAATTCCCAATAAAGTCTTGTAATTTTTCTATAGCGGCATTAAATTTATCTTGTATTGCTTGCCTATTTTCAGCTTCAAGTGCTTCTTCTTTAGTAATTTGTGCTAATGATTTACCTTGTTCTGTTGCTATTTTTTGTTTTCTTAATTGATCTGATAATTGATCTGCAGTTAAACCTACAGCATCTGCCAATGCATTTTGCTGTAGTACATTCATTTTTTGGTAGTCAGATAACGTACCTACATTCTTATTTAATTCTTCTGCTAATGTTATTTGGTCACCCGATAATGCAGCTGCTCTTGCTTTTTCAAGATTTAACTGCTTACCAGTTAATAATTCAGCATCTAATTCTTTACTAATAGATGATTCAAAATTTAAAAGAGAAGCACCTTGAGCAGCTGTTTGTTCTAATGAAGTACCTAATGCTTGTGCTTGTACAACTGCTTTAGTTATTAATCCGGGATTATTTTGTAAGTTTGCTGATAATTGACCTGACACTTTAGAAGCGGCGGCCATTGTTGTTTTAAAATCTGCTGACCCTTTAACTGCATTTCTAGTATTAACAAAAGCAGCTACCATCTCGTCATTAACTTTTTCCGATGATTTACCCGTTAATACTGAGAATTTATAAATACCGGCTGCTTCCTCTCCAGATAATCCTAACTGCTTAGTTAACATTATTTGTGTCTTTAAGACATCTGCTGAATATTCTGCTACTCCTCCTGTTGCCTCATTCAGTTGGCTCATTGCCTCTCCTGCACTTTTTAGGGTAACATTTATATTATTTGAGTTTTGAGCTATTTCTACTAAATTAGATGTTACTCTATCAGCATTATCGGCTCCATACCCTAAACTTTTACTTGTTTTTACTGATACTTCATTGAAACGTAAAGCTGAATCTAGTATTAATTTAAATAGACCTACTAAAGTAAACATTTCAGCTATCTTCTTTGTGCTGAATTTTTCATTTACATAATCCAACATAGCAATACCATTTCTTATTTTTAATTCCTGTTTTGCTAAAGCTATTTCTTCTTTTTGTTGTTCTATTAAATTTTCATGAGCTTGTTTAGCTAGATCAATTTGCTTAACTAAGGCCTCTTGTGCATCTTTTTTTTGAATTATTAATTTTAAATCTTTTTGGTTTTGATCTATTATATTTTGATTTTCTCTAATTTCTGTTTCTAGTTGTTCAACAAGATTAGAATTACCCTCATCTTCGGCTTTATTTCTTCGTCTTATTGCTGCATCTGTTTTTCCTAATAATGTATTTAATGAGGTTTTTTGTCGAATTTCAGCTTCAGCGGCTTGTGCAGATAAAGCATTTGCTTTAGCTCTATCACTATCTAATTTAGCAGTAACACTTGCTTGAGTAGCTAATGTTTGTGTTTGATCTTTTATTAATTGATTTAAAGATGTTTCTAAACTTTTAATTGAACCTGATCTGTCTAGTCTATTTTGTACACTTTTTTCAAGATTAACTGATGCTCTTTGTAATTCTTTTGCAACATCTAACGACTCCTTTTCTTCTGCTGTTAATCTTCCTAAAGTTTTTTCTAATTTTTCGTATGTACTAGCTAAGTCTTTAACAGCAACACCCTGTTTTTGGATGATATCAAGTCGTTTCTGTTCTTCTTCGGGTGTTAATTGATCGGGCATATTGTATTAGTATATAGTATAAATATAAGGGAAGGCCCTACTTTCGTGGGACCTTCGCGGTATATGTTGGATTAGCAATGTTGGGACGTGCTATATCTTTGCTAGATTTATTATTTTTTAGCATATTTTGTTGCTTTTCAGCATCTTCATTCTGTTTAGTGAAATGTTCATTTAACAGATTAAATGTAGTACGACGCAACCATAGTGGCATATTATAAACGGTTTCCCAATCATAACCTCCACCACCATGAAATACAATCTCATGTATTTGTTTAAATAGATGTGGTCTATACTCCGGAGTCAGGCCAAAAAAAGTTAAGCGAAATTGGAATCGCTATACCCTCCCCTGTATAATTTTCATCGTCAGGCATAAACTTAAGGTTAATATCTGGTTGTACTTTGCTATAATATTCGCGTAATGCTCTAGCGTCTGGTGCTAATAGGTAATTATCTACAAAATCGCGTACTGCTTTTGCTTCTCTATCACCATTAATAGATGTAATCATATATTTCATACGAGTTGTTACATCGGATGAACTGTTTGGATTAATTTTTTGTAATCCTTTAATTTCAGCTTCAATTTTCTTTTCATCACCATGTGTTAATAACTTAAACGTAATAGTATTACTTGATTTAGGTAAACTAAAAGTAAAATCATTTACACCAGCTGTAAATAAAGATTCGTCTATTGGTTTTTCATCTAATGTTGATAAATCAACACTTACTTCGGTTTCTTGTCCGCGTTCGTTAGTGTATTTAAACGAATAATCAGCACCATATCCAAGTATGCGAGCTGCGATAAGTATAGCATTTTTATCGCCGATTAATAATTCATCGTAGTTGATTTTTGTAACGATTAGTGCTTGTAATAATTTATCTACTACTGTACCTTGACGAATGAAATTGCTGTTGGTAAGGATATCTTCTTCCTTAGCCGTCATATATTTCATTTCAATTTCGCCTTTGGAAAGTGGTGATTCTTTAGGATACAATAAACCTTTTGATGGTAATGTAACGATTTCTGTTGGTAAATTCAATTCAGCCATAAACTTATTTTATTTTTGTTCGTATATAAATATATGCAGAAAGAAAGCGCTTACCAAATAGGTAAACGCTTTTCTTAAAATTGTATAAGATTCTAGAAATTCAATACGCAATAATCCATAGCAACTGTTACACTAAGTGAAATAGCTGCATCACCAGAAGCCCAATCATAATCACCAAATGTAGCTGTTTTAACATAAGCTCCTTTGATAATCCACTCTCCAACGATATCGCCTACTGGTCCTAAAACGTTTAATGTAAGATCTTTCTTGTAGAAATCAGAATAACCATCACGACCTGTTACTGATTCATGTGCCAAACGAGCCCATTCCATTACAGATTGTGCACCACTTGGAGTGATTGGATCATATAATTCCATTGTTATGTCGTTCCATTTAACTTTACCCTTAATTTTACGGTAAACGTTGATGTGATCTAATGTGATCTCACCGGCATCAAATCCAGGAGCATTAGCTTTCTTAATTAAGTATGCGGGAATACCGTCTATATACATGATAAAGCGATTTGCAACCTTAGGTTCAAACGCTGTAAACATGATTTCATTTGGATTTAATACTGCCATTTTATGTTGTGTTTTTTATCTATTAATAAATATTAAAGAACTACATCCCCTATGCAGGGAATGTAGCGCCGGTTGGTAATATGTTGAAATTCAAGATAATAAACTCAGCAGTTTTTGTTGGTTGAATATAGATTTGACCTACCAATTGGTTACGATCTACTACATCAGCTGTGTTATTTGTATCATCCATTACTACTTTGTAAGCATACAAACCTTGACGTTGTACTACTGATTCTAAGTATGGATTAACTCTAGCTAAGAAACTATTTCTTGTTACAGTTGTATTTTGTTCAAATACCAAGTTACGTGAAACACCACCAATGTATTCTTTCAACGCAATCAATAAACGACGAACGTTTACGCGATCTAATGCTGTTGGTTTACGTTGTAATGTTTTCTGACCCCAAACACAAACTCCAGTTCCGGGGAATGTAGCTAATGGGTTAACGTTTCCTGTGTATAATGTATCTCTGTCTGTTTGTTGTAATCTACGTTCTGCACGTATTACTGATGGAACACCACCTCTGTTTAAACCTGCTGGGGCAAACCATTCAGCACCTACTTGGTCGTTGAATGCTAATACACCACCGATTACTGTTGATGGAGGACACCATATTACTCTACCTAAATTATTAGAAAATAATTGAATCCAAGGGTAGTAAGTTGCAGCGTAGTTGCTTGATAAACCGGATGCGTTTGTCGTTGCGCCTGCAATTGAAGTACTGTATTTACCAGCATCTGTAATTGCAATTGCATCTCCTCTACCTTCACATACTGAAACCATATTATCGGCCGCTGCTGTATCTAAACCAACACCTGGTGCCATTAATACATTGTATTGGTATTCATCTTTATTTGTTAATAAATTAAATGCTAAATTATAGTCATCTGGATGGAAACCTTGAATATTTGTAATTGTAATATCTTCATTCATTAATTTAGTTGCTGATGTGTCAGCTACTCCTCCACTAAATGAACCACTTGCTACTAACGGTAAAGTAAGAGCATATGAAGCTGATTTGAAATTACCATTATTATCAATTGAATCTGCGTTTGGCGTAGTAACTGATTTTACACGAACGTATTGTGATGCGTTTGAGAAACTTCCTGAGAAATTTACAAATTGATTAGTAACATCATATACTGGTTTCAAATCACCAATAACGCGAGAGATATAGTTAGGTAACATTGGATCTAAACTTACGTTTGCCCATGTTTCTAAAATATTCTTTTGTGATTGATTATCATCACCACGACGTACTACGATTGTAAATGTACCACCATTGCTGCCAGTATTTACGTTAGTTACTTCCCAACGTACGTTATATGCTGAACCACTTGCTAAAGCTCCACTAACTTCTGCACTTACACTATTCATTTGGTTACCCCAAGCTAATGTTTCAAGTTCAAATGAAGTATTTACACTAGCTGATACAGGAGAAGACGCATAAGTACCAATATTAGCTGAACCACTAACGATTCTAGTAACTAATAATGTTTGACCACCATTAGCAAAGTATTCTCTTGCTGCTTGTGATGTGAAATATTCGTAATAGTAACTACCACTTTTAAATACATCACCAAATAGTGATAAGTATTGACTGTATGTAGTAACGTAAGTCGGTACGTATGGACGACCACTTACAGTTGGACCTACTATAGCAGCTCCAAGTACTTGTGGTGCTTGTGTGTATAGACTTTGGTCGGATTCGATCTGGAATACTCCAGGAGAAAGAATGATCTCTGACATTGTGTATAATTGTTTAAATTTTTATTATTAGGATTACCTAGCAATAAATATCCATAAAACCATACAAAACGCAGAGATCCTTTAATTAAAATGCGGTAATTTCGCCTGTCTCGGGATTAATATTCCCTACGCCATATTTTTCTTGTAGTGCTGTTACTACTTCTCTTTCTCTATCACCTAATTTAGTAATATCGCTAACGATATTGTCTTTTTCGGTTTCGATACGTGTCTTTTGAGCTAGTAACGCTTGTAGTTGTGCTTCAATGCTACCCAATTCAAATACAAATTTATTGTATTGTTGTTGTAGATCTTTAATGCTTTGTAGTTCTTCAGCTGTTAGCTGTTTTATTGATTCTGACATAGTCTTTATTTTATTTTTTTATTTGGAGATACGCGACCTTTTAATTTTTCAGATATAGCTCGTTTGGCTTCTTCTGATTTTGTTTTACCTTTATTAGGTGATACTCTACCTTTATTTATATTGCTAATGAACTTACCATACCATTCTGGCATGGGTTTATGTGATTTATGTTTCACTCCAGTCCGTCCAGCAATCATAGCAGCTATATGTTCTTCTGATTTAGGTTTGCGCATATTAGCTTTATGTTCTTCTGATTTGGGTTTGCGCATTTTTTCAGTAGTAGATTTAGGTTTACGCATATTAATTTTAGTTTCTTCCTTATGAAATTCAGGGCCACTTCCACCAACTTTGCGTTTATTTACTACATCAAATCCCCAAGCTGTAAATTGCTGTATCCAGTAAGATTCAAGTGGTTCCCAATCTTTATGAGATAATGAATTAATTTCATCTATATAACTATAAGTAATTTGAGATCCGTATGTTATTTTATGAGAACCTTTTCTAGAATTTATAGTTTTACCAATGTACACTTTATTAGTACCAGGTTCTATATTTTCAATTAAATATATTTTAGTTATTTCTTCCATCTTTTATCGGGACATGCATCGGGACCAGCAGGGGTAAACAATTTCTTGCTAAGTGGGCATCCACATAATCCGCAAGTCCATATGTCTTTATTATCTTTAACATACCAACTATTGTTTCTATGGGGACATTCCCCACATATAGCAGCACGCTCTTCAGCTAGTGCTTTTTGTTCGGGTGTTGGATTTGCAGCCGCAATCCATGCTTTAGCTATTTCTACTATTTTTAACATTTATGCTTCGTCGTCCAATAATGAAAGTAATACTTTTGGATAATCTTTAGATTTAATATCTTTAAAGTCTTCAATTGTGAATTCTTTAATTTTAATATCTACTGATTGTTCTAATAGCTTAATAAATTCATCATTAAATGTAATATATGCTGGATTCATATCGGCTGATATAAGTTTGCCATCTGCATCCTTCACTTCATTAGTGTATAAGGGAATACTGAAGTTTTCGCCGTCTTGTACTCCGTGCTTTTTAATAAGATCTTCACGTAGTTTATCTACAAGAGTCTTTTGCTCGGTTGTTTGTTTTACTACTTTTTCTAGGTGATACTTAATAATAAGTGGTAGCTCTTGAAATAATAATCCTTCTACCAATTGTTCACCTGTTTGTTGATTTTTAACGCCATTTAATTCTGCGTCTAGGTCTAATACTTTACCTAATGATAATGTAACTGTTTTCATCTTTATTATTTTGATTTTTTATTTGCTTTCATTTTAGGAACTGCTTGCTTTACTTGAGCTGTTGCCTTTTTTGCTTTAGCAATTACTTCATTTTTAGGAGCAGCTGCGGCAGCTTGATCAATCATTTTCTCTACATCTTGCAATACTGGAGATACGGTTTCTGATACCTGTTCTACTTTTGCTTCAACTGAAGATACAATCGCTTTAATTTTCTTATAATTAGCGATAATGGCGCCGATAATTATCACGGCTACTAAGATAATAAGTAACATATTTTATATTGTTTTGTTTGATATAAATATATACAAGATCTAGGAGCCAACCAAGTTTTTCTTACCCTTCTAAAATAGTAGTTGTAGTTGTCGTACTAGTTGTAGTTGTATTTAACCATGGAGAGGTTAATGTTACTGATGGGGGTTTAATTTGGTTTACAATCTGTGCAGCTAAATTTTCTTTCATTCTATCCACACTACCACTGCCCATAGATTCAGTAACCCATCCTGTTACTTGCTCTAACGTTAAATCATTAAATGATGTAAATGCGGATCCTGAAGAGTAGATTAACGATTGTGCACCGATTAATAATGCGGAATATGAACTAGTAGTAGCATGAAACTGCCAATGTGCTAAGAATACTACGTCTGTTTCACTTGAAGCTGTTGGGTATGCCTCTAGTGGGTTGATTGTCCAACTGTAATTAATTTCCATTTGTTATTTATTTTATTAATTGTTTTAAATTTTCAATTTGTGTGTTTGCTGCCTCTAATTTTGCGTTAAGTTCTTTCATACCTTCAATCAATATACCAACTACATTTCCATAAGCCACACTGTATTCATCAACATCAGCAGCATGAATTACCACTTCAGGTAATATTTCATTTATTTCTTGAGCAATAACACCTGTTTGTCTACCTTTTTCTTCTTCACCAATTTTAGTAAAGTACACCCCTCTCATTTGTGTCACCTTTTCAAGAGCATTATCTATAGTTACTATATCTGTTTTTTTACGAACATCTGATGCTTGTGTAAGAGTTCCTGTTGTGTATATTGATCCTAATACATATAATCCATAAGAAGCAGATGTTGTAGATGTATTAATTCCCATACAAGCATTAGCTACTAGATAGTACCAATACCACCCCCCACCAACTTCTCTATAAACACCCCCATTACCACTAGAATCATACATTCCTATATGAGCATTACTATACCCATCTGATATACCTCCATATCCATTTTTACTACCTGCAATTCTCCATTGAGTATAACTTGATCCATTATTTGAATACATTAAAGCACCATAATCAGTTCCTGCTAATACAGAGAGATATACATAACTAAATGTAGGACTACTAGATGTATTTAATGCTTGGTTAGCGGACTGATAGGCCGCTGTTCCTAATCCTAATAAAGAAGCAACTGCGGCTGATGTATAACTTCTAATATAATAATCACCAGTATTATGTCCCGCGAAATAACCCATACCTGATGCATTTCTTTCAGCACCACCACCTGATGTATAGAAATAGTTATTAGTAATATAACCATTAACATCTCTATATACTATTGTATTTGCACTAGACGCTGTTGTTGGATTACCATATCCTGAAATTGAAGTTGCTGTTGTTGCATTACCACTTAATGCACCGCTAAATGTAGGAGCTGTTATTGTACCACCTGCTGTTATTCCACCACTTGTCCATATTCCAGAACCAATTGCTGCTGTAGTAACACCATTCTGCATATGTAATAGCTGATGGTTTAACCCTGCTATTGATTGTGGGTTATTTCCTGCTCCACCATAACCTGGGTTATATGACCAAGCTAGTCCATATAAATTGCCTATAGTGCTTGATGCACCCCCATCTGTTAAAATATATGCAGCACCCATAGCAAATATAGCTTGAGTTTGTGCAGCATCGTATACACCTATTAATCCTTTTCTTCCATTACTAAAAGTAATATTTTGTGATGTACTACTACCTCTATTTGTTACTGTTGCTAAAGTTTCTGATGCAGCTGTACCACCAATACTTAACGATGCTGCGGTTCCTGTCAATCCTGTTCCTGCACCACTAAATGTTGTAGCATTTAATGTTCCTGTAGATGAAGTAATAGTAACTGCGGCACAAGAATAAGCTATAGTTCCTATAGTATTTGAATAAGCAGCACCCCAAAGAACTTGATAAGCTGCTCCATCAGTTCTATTAGGTAAATAAGTAACAGAACCTGCATTACCTGTTGTTGTTGTAGCAGTTGCAGAATTACCATTATATTGTGAACCATTAGCACTAATAGTATATGTACTACCGTTTAAATATATTATACCATTATGATAATAGTTTAAATACATGGACTTACCAAGACCACTATCCATGTGTAAGTTCCCATCAGTAGCTTGAACAACAGCGATATTAGCAACGCCTGATCCTGCTCCATTCCCGCCTAATTGTACTTTAGCTCCCCATGTAGCGTTAGCTTGAGTTAAAAAAGTTGCATTTTGTGCTGCTGTTGCTGTAGCAGCATTACCCGCCGAAGTAATATACCCAGCACCATTCGTTAACTGGTTATTATTTGTAACACCGTTTGTAATTGTTACTGCTCCTGTTGCACCACTTATTGAAATATTAGTTCCTGCTACAATTGAAGTTACACCACTATTTGTGATAGTAACAGCACCTGTTGCTCCTGATACTGAAATACCAGTACCAGCAACATTTGATGTTACACCGGTATTAGCAATAGTAACAGCTCCAGAACCATTATATGAAGTTCCACTTAATCCAGTACTTATAGTTAATGTAGCTAAATTGCTACCTAAAGCAATTCCTGAGATTGTACTATTAGATAAAGCGGCATTTGGAATAGATGTTAAATTAGCTCCGCTACCGGCAAATGAAGTTGCAGTTACAGAACCTGTAACGCTCATGCTGCCTGTAAACACGTGTGTGTTAGCAGCTAATGATCCAAAACGCGTAGATCCAGTTATAAAGCTA